GCTTTGTAGTCTTTTCGTTGATTGCCTCTGTCAGCTTCGCCAACTTTTCCTGCTTCTTGGTAACGAGTCCCTGATGCTTTATGTTTGTCTCGTTGAATTGCTCAATCTGTTTTAGCTTCTTATCAATCGTCTTCTGCGTCGCTTTAATTGTTTGCTCCGCATGCTTTTTGTTTAATTCGATCGTCTTTTGAGTGAGCTCAATTTGATGAGCAACGTCAATTAGCTGCTGCTTGTTCTCTTGTACTTTGTCCCGAAGGATTAGATTCATCTTGGTGAATACCTGAATGTCGAGCAAATCTTCAATGATCTCTCGACGCCCAGCGGCGTTCAACAACATAAACGGGGTAAAGTTTGCGTTGCCAAGAACAACAACCTGGCAGAACGTCTTATATCCAATCTTCAGAATGTTCTGTTCTACGTACGCCTGGTAGTCACGGGAATCCGCATCCTGATTGATCATCTTATCGTTCGCGTAGATCTCGAATATAGATGGTTTGAGTCCTCTTCGAATCTTATAGAGAACATTATTGACCGTAAACTCACACTCAACACACATATTCTTATTGTTGATTGTGTTGATCAGCTGTGGTTTGTTGATACGACGAAATGGCTTACCGAATAACGCATAGCAAATGGCATCCATCAACGTCGACTTTCCAGATCCATTCGGACCACCTATCAACGTTGTTGCATGACTGTCTAAATGTATTTCAGTCCAATTTGCGCCAGTAGAAAGAAAGTTATACCACCGTACTTTATGCAGTGTTATCATAGGTCCATCATATTTGCTTGATTATACAATTGCTTGAGTAGAGCCTTGGCAGCATCTTTATCGACAGAAATTTCTGCTTCATCAAGTGAGCGAGTCAAAATTGTCAGTGTGTCCTCTGCCTGATCTATAATCGATGTATTATCGATGATCAGCGCAACTCGATCAACAACTTTGAGATCATGTGGTTGTTTTTGCTCAATTAGAGTAACAAACCGATCAAACTGATACGGCTTGCTTTTTTGATCAACGATGATCTTTGTGTACGATTGCTCAATTGACAATTTGTTTGCCTGCTCAACCATTTGATCAAGCTTGTATTTGACGTCATTGTAATAGACGATGTTAAACAACGTATATGGATTCTCAATAAACTGCAGTCCACGAGTTTCTGTGTCAAACACATGGAATCCCTTCGTATCGTTGTAATCTGCCCATGTCATCTGATACGGTGCACCGAGATAGTAGATTCCGTCTATTGTGTTCTTATGATGAAAGTGGCCAGAGCATACTATATCAAACCGTTCAAATATATTTTTGTCCTCACCGGTCGTACATACACTGCCCTTGTCCATCTCAAACCCATTGAGCTCGAGATGTCCAAAACACACTTCTGCAGACGTATGATTGATTCTATCGATAGTAAGTTGACGCGTCTCTGGTACTATCCACGGAACAAACAGAATCGGAAGATCGCCTATAGTTACTTCCGTGGGATTTGTGTATACACGGATGTTGTTGTACTTACCGGCAACAAGTTCACGAAGCGCGTTAACTTCATTTGTGTTCTTGTGGTAAATGTCATGGTTACCAGCGATAATATGAGTATCAACTGCTCTTAAATCTAGAGGCTTCAAGAAGTCATTCTTCATCCGCTCTGCAGTGACATAATTGATGTACTTACGACGATCGACAAGATCACCTAGGTGAATCACTGTATCAATTTTGTTGTTGTCAATGTAAGGAAGAAGGATGTTGTCGATGAACTTCTTTTGATAGTCTAGAAAGATTGCAGAGTCCGATCGGACACCCCAGTGAGTATCAGTTATCAAAACTACCCGCATTAACGAGTCGCCTTTCTCTTCATAAATCTCATCTTGTAGTCTGCGATCGCAATGTCAGCTGCATTACGAACTCTCTCTAGAATTTGACATGCAGTCTCCTTTTGGAATGCAGATGCTGTTGGGTCATTCAACTTTGCTATCTGCTGTGAAATGATAGGAGGAAGGAGATTTTCTTTTTCTTGTTTGCTCATTGGTTCACTCTTATTCAAATATTTTACTAGAACGAGCTACCTTCTCTGGTTTTGATGTTGAAGTCAACTGTGGCTCGGCTAATTCTGTTCTTATTGTTTTATCATAGTTGTGCAGCTGAATATAATTTGTTCCAGTAGCACTTGCATTGAGAATTTGCATACGTGCATATTGATGCAATGTGTCCTGATCATGCATCCGTTTCTCTCTTTTGATACGACGAATGTACGCTCGGAAAATCATTGTAGTAAAGTACGCATGCGGGTTGTTGTACTTCTCGACGTTGAAGTTGTGTGCCATCAGTACTGCATTCTCAACTCCATCACTAATCATCTCGTCGCGAAACGAATAGTTATAGAAGTTTGGCTTGGTAGACAACCTTTGTGCAATCAATAAGAAACACTGGCCCAAGTACTCAGGGAGTCTTGGCGGTGGCTTGCCAGATGACTCCGCGGCCTTTCGTTGTTCCTGATAGATGCATAGTGCTTCATACATTCTCTTGTTGTTTACATAATGTCTCTTCTTTTTCATTTACATCACTTTGCTGTTGACAGTTTTTCAAACATGGGTATACTCGCGTATGTCCGCGACAATAGAATAATATGTTACTGCTTTGTATTTGTCCCTTTATGGATGATTACAGGGGTTGTATCATCAACATCATCACGAATCAAATGAAAGCTAGTAGGTGATCGCTCCTGTTGCTCCATCATCTCATTAGCCTGATCAATACTAGCAATCATGTCTTTCTCAAATTCACCATTGACTGTTAGGCTGTTATGATAGTACTTTTTGATAGATGGATGAAGTTCTGTAGTTGCAATTATATGAGACCTCTGCAGAGTGATAGTCTTATTCAAAGCAAATGGAATGTATCGTAGTAGTACTATTGCGGTTGTCCCCCTTTCAGTCTGTCTTTCTTGAACCATTAGAGGATTCTCTACATCAACGGTTGGAACTGTGAGATCTAAGTGGTTATGTACGTCACCAATGATTTCATCACCATTGATCAGTCGAAGATGCTTTATCATCTTTTCTACTCCAGGTTATGATTGAATACCGTGTATGGAAATTTCTCGCTGTTGTAGATCTTTACTCGCTCGAGAAAGTGTAGTAGTGTATAGTTCTTTTTCTTTCCTGCCGAGAGATTGTCCGATATATCTATCAATCGTGCTTTTGTCTTGCTATGAGACTTTCGAAGGACTCGGCCAATTGACTGCAGGATCTTAACTCGTGCTTTCCACGGTGAAGCAAACACAATGTTCTTTAGCGTCGGTATGTTGATACCTGTAGAGAATGTCTGGTATGATGCAACGATGATTGCGTCATCATGCTGATTGACAATCTCACGTATCTGATTACGTATTTCTCCTTTGACTTTCCCGTGGACATAGAACACAGGACGATTGGTATTCTCTTTGACAAGCTTGATCAGGCTATCGCCATGCTTTTCAATGAATCTGAATAGGACGAGTGTATTGCCATCCAGAGAATTGACTAGCTTGGTAATGAACAAGTTTCGTTTTTTGTTGGCAATAATCCAATCGACCTCCTGTTGATAGTTTAACCCTCGTAGTTGCTTCTTGGTGTCGTCACTATAGTTGAGTACAACACAACGAATGTCAAACTCAGAGAGATGCTTGTTCTCAATTAACTCTGCAGTCGATGTAAACTGAATTGCCGGACCAAATAGTCCTTCTATGACCAATTTATGGACCGGAATCCCATCAAGAGTACCGGTCAGGCCGTACCGGTACTTTGTCTTGGTCGCCTTGCTCATAATCAGCTGGAGCTTGTCTGCTTTAGCCTGATGGCACTCATCGACGAAGATTACACCAAACTGATCAAACCACTTTTCCGGTTGCTGGTGTATACTTTGCCATGTTGTAACAGTTAATTGATCATCTGTGTCCTTGATCTGCCCAGCAAAGATCTTATGTACGTGTGGTTTGTACCCATACGTAGCTACGTCTGATGCCATCTGATGAATTAGTCCGGTGTCTGGGACAACTATCAAAGTCTTTGCGTTGATAGCACGAAAGATCAGGTATATGATCAGCGATTTGCCAGACGCAGTGGGACTAATTAGCGTACGTCTCTTGTTAACAATCGATTCAAGTACGTACTGCTTTTGATATGGTCGTACTTCGTAAGGAAGATTAAGAGTTTCAATCAGTTGATCTAGATCTTGTTCGCTATATTCGGTTGGCTGATCAAAGTTAACTGACTGATAATCATACTCTCGTGACTGGCAAAACTCAACGATGCTGTCGTGCAGTCCGGCATATATCTGTCTTGTTCGTTGATTATACAACGATATAGTTCCATCCCAGCTCCCTCTACGAAACGCTGGCATAAACTTATGGCCCGGGACAAAGAACTTGTAACTATCTCTCAGCTCCATTAGCTGAGAAGGTTCACCATCAACACGCAGGTACGCATCATTAACTTTTGTCAGTGTTATCACTATTGCCCCGCTTGGAATTTTCTATCTTCAAGTATGTTACGCAATAAGAATGTACGTTTGCTAATACTATCAAGAATTGACTTTAGGTAATCTACCTTCTCTTGTTGTAACGCGATTCGTAGTTCTGCATTAACAAGGTCCTTGTCACCTTCGAGATATGTTGATAGTTCTGGCCGCAAGATCTTTCCGCGGGCCGGTACCGTCCAATTGTGCTGCTGAACTGCTTCTAGTGTAGGGTTTAGTAGGAAATCATACTTAGCTAGCTTCAATTGCTTGTATTCGCTGAGTAGTTTATGTAGATGCAACTTTTCATTGACATAGATCTTATAGTACTTGTGGTGTAAAACAGGTACTGTTGATGATGCAGTACTAATGCTTGGATCGATTTTGCAGTCTTCGCCCCACAGTTGTTCAATTTGTTCAAGCTTCATCATTATCTCCGATGTATTAGCTAATCACTATACAAGAGATAATTGAATTAGTCAACAGAATCCTGCAGATCTTTTTTCCAACTTACTGGTTTATACTCAGTTGCCTTGGGCCAACGGCGATACTTTTTGTAGTAGGCGCGCTCAAAGTCTTTAAAATTTTCTACGTCTTTATGACGAACTTTAGCAGCAATTTGTTCATTTGACTTTTTTTCTAATAGGAACTGTGCAAATGAGATCATGTAATCGCCTCTACGTTGAATGTTTGATACTTGAACGCCGCAGTACAAGCAACATAGTCAATATCAACAGGCCGTGTATCAAACTGCAAGCTGCCAAGCGAGTATGGGAAGCAGTTGAGAAAGTTAACGACAAAGATTGGATTACGGTTTGATGATAGAACAAGTAACTGTATGTCGCTGTATATACCAAGTCCTTGAGACTTATCTTGAACTGCAAGATTTTTGTACTGAGCGGTGTTGTCTGGAAAGCCAAGTGCCTTCATCCAATTGTAAATTTCAAAGTAGTTTTGAAGCGCCTCATCAACCTTAAATGAGATTTCTAGATCTTGGTATGAAATGTGATCGCCCGGCTTAGGAATCTTGACAAATGGCGTTGCCTGGCCGGAATTTGGAATTGCAAACCCGGGAACGTTGACTGACTGAACAAAAAAGTTGATCGCAGGAGCCCTTTTAATCTGGAACGTGAAATTGACCGGATTAAGAAAGTTGCGATCTGTAGGTACATGATCTAGTGCTGTCATCTTCGATGTTGTTGCCTCTGATACAATTCCTAGTTATACTTAGGTAATAAAAAAAGGGGCGCGGGCGCCCCTTTGAGTTTTGGTGATTGTTATTGTTTTTATTATAGAAGGTTGGTAACAATCGTACGACGGTAATACTTGTTCGTATCTTGAAGAATACGACCAGCACCAGCAGTCAAACCTTCTGCGAATGGATTTGCTACCATTCCGTAACGAGTCTTGAATCCAATCTTAGGCTGGAAGCTGTTAGGATCAACAGCTCGAACCATCTGGAGAGGAACGTAAGGACAGTAGAACAATCCAGCATCAAATGCATTTGCTCCCTTGTATCCTACAACCATGTAGTTTCCACCGATAGCATAAGGATCGATGTATACACGGAATCTTCCGTTTAGAACACCAGCGAATGTATTACCGGTATCGTCAACCTGCAGATTGTTTGCGTTTAGAGCAGGAGTGTAATCAAGAACACCAGCCATCTGAAGAGCAGAAGCAACGTCTGCAGAACAGATGATCAGGTTACCCTTACCACGACGTGTTTCTTTTGCGATCTGGTTAGCTTCACGCTCAATATTGAACATAAGCCCCTTGAACTTTTCAACCGACCAACGACCGTTAGAGTCTGTATCAAGGTCGAACACACCAGCGGTGGTTGTGTAAGTCTGAGAACCAGGAACAGCTGTTACAAGAACTGTACGAACTGCTTCACGGTTGATTTCAGCTAGAATTTCTGTAGACAGAATATTTGCTAGCTCAGTTTCAGCATCCAATCCATGGATAGCCTTAAGGTCCTGAGCAAGTTCCATTGAATACTCAGCCTTCAATGCACGAGACTTAGCAGTTACGCTAACTTTCTCGATGCTCATTGCCATTTCAGCAAATGCTACGTTGCTGGTAGTACCAAGTGCTTCTGCCTGTAGTGTAGACATACCACCTGCGAAGTTGTAGGTGTTTGTTCCAGCAAGGTTAGAAGTAACCGAAGTGTTACCTGGGATTACGTAAGTAGCAGCTGTGTTAGCAGGAACGTGCTGCTGACCAGTTGTGCTGTTAGCAGCAACAACGGTAGAGAACGAAGTATCTACTTCGTTGTAGAATGTTTCGTTACCAGCCTGGTTAGCATAACGTGAACGCATAGCGAAGATTAGTCCAGTAGGACCAGTCATCGGCTGAACGCCCATGATATCATATGCCATAAGGTTAGGCATTGCACGACGAACAAGAGAAATCAACACAGGATCGAATGTGTCGATAGCACCGGTAGAAGCATCAGAAGAAGAAGCTCCCATCGAGTTTGTTGGCGCGACTTCTGTTAGATACTGACTACCGTAACGTGAAGCCTCAAGAAGAGCTCTTTCGGTCTGCTCGAGAACAGTTGCGGTAACGTAACGACGGTGAGAGTCTTTGATTGGGTCAACCCCAGGTGCATCAAGGACCTTCGCCCATCTCTTTTGTACGTTATCATTGATCATTTTAATATTACTCCCTTCGGTTTTCCGAGTACTGTTTTATTTAGTAAAAGTTACTTCTTGACGGTACGAGCGATTGCAGCTGCATAGCGCTCTACTGCAGGGTCGACATACTCATGCTCCTGATTATCAGGTGCATTGTCAGGATCAACTTCAGTTAGACTCTCAACGAGAGTTCCACGAGATGGAGTTGTCTTCTTGAAGTAGTTTTCCTTGATGATTGCTAGCTTATTCTTGTAGCTATCAACATCTTCGAACTCAACACCTTCTGATAGTGTACGTAGTCTCTCTACCTGAGTAAGAGTTAGACCTTCACTTACTTCATTGAACACTTCTTCCTGAGCAAACTGCTCTAGGACAGATGTCATTTCAATGTTTTCCTGGATCTGATCATTAAGCTGTGCTTCAAGCTCCTGAACCTGATCGGTCAGAGCCTCTACAACATCTACATCGCTTTCTGGAACGATGAAGTTGTTCTCCATGAACAGCTGACCAAGCTGAGTAACAAACTGCTCAGTAATCTTATTACGAAGTGAGCTTTCAATAGCGACTTCGTTCTGCTCGAGCCATGTATCAACAGCATGAGACAAATACATGTCTACCTGCTGCGACAACTGCTCTGTAATTTCAATTGTCTTTTCGACAAGCTGGCTTTCATACTGCTCTTGTAGTTCCTGTGCAACTGCGATCACACGAGCTTCTACTGCAGCTTCAAAAAGAACTGTTGACTTTTCTTTGAATTCTTCCGATAGTTGCTGATCACCAAATAGCTGATCAATGTCCTCGCGCATAGCCTGAGTCATAGCAGCCTTTGCATCTCCCTTAGGAGCGATAGATGCTAGGTTACGAGCCGCTGCATCATCAGGGATCGTATCTGCTTCGTGGCCAATCTGAGCTAGCATGTCCTGCAGCTTAGATACATCCATAGTTGCAGCTTGAGCCATAAGAGTTGCCATAAGGCCAGCTTTTGACGTCTCTGCAGTTGGATGAGCCTGAATGGTATCAGATGCTGCAGTTTCATCTAGCTGATCCGCCTTACGTCGGCGAGTTTTTTCAGTCATGTGTAACTTTCCTTTTGGTGATGTTGATTCGCGACGAACAGTTCGACTGCCGCTTTTGTCTCCGATTCCCGGACCATTGCCGGAATCTACAGTATGGACAATTTTGCCAGTCTTTCTGTCATGTATGTGAGTACCCCCCTGAGGAGTGTGACTTACGTAATGAGTATCTTCAAGCCCATGGGCCTTAAGAGCTCCTCGGACCGCCGAATGTAGAACAGACCCATATTTGCTGCCATTCATAGCGTCACTTACAATTTTGTGAAAATCTGGTTGTGACATTACTGATTCCTTTGTAATCCCTCGTGGATCGTTGTCTGCTGTTAATGGCCCAACCAAATTTGCTGCACCGTGTAACTTTTTCAAGTGTCTGGTTAGCGCAGGGTGGCTTTCAATTTGTTTTGCGGTCTTACCATTAGCACTGGCCAACGCGTGATGAGCAGCACTGTCATTAGCAGGAATATCGATAAATGCTTTTCGGCCTTCACCGCCATGAAATGGCATTGACAGACGAACTGCCTGACCATCTGGATGTCGTTTCCAGCTGTATACACTATCTGATGTACTTCCAGATGACATTAATTACTCCAAAACTTCCTTATAGTCTATTTATATTTACAGTGTACGCAAGAAACGCTGAAACAATACTAACTGTTGTTCTTCTAATTGCTTAGTAGTTAACTTTGATATTTGTTTCTTTTGTTCCTGTACCCATTCACCGGTTTTATCGTTATAAAGCCAGTCAACATTCTCAAAGATCCCTTGAACATACGCCTTTTGCGCGGAAGGATCAGCAACAACGTCCGCAGCAGTAACAAGCTTGAAGTCCTGTTGTACTTCTAACAATCCACCATCAAGAGGCTTAACCGATCCCATTCCACGAGAACTTACTCCGGGATTTGCACCACCTTCAATTAGCCCACGGACAATGTTACCCATCGGAGTATCAAGAATCTTTGCGCGGCCAACAATCGTTCCATCTTTCTGGAACTCAAGACTTTCGATCAAATGAGATACGCGATCGAGATTAATCGTTGGTCCCTGAGGATGATTGAGCTCACCATAAGCGCGGTTTGTTTTGACACACTCGCGGACGTATCGTTCTACTTCCGGTCGCATGATTGACTCTGGGTACAAACGATTGTTTCTGTTTGCGCCCTTGAATACATCGTTGTTGTATTGCATGAATACGCCTTCGATATACAGCTTTTTCTTGCCGCCTTCGGAAGCTTCAACAATAACCGGTTTGATATGTTCCTGTACCTCAGCAAGTAGCTTCATTTTACTGCTGTGCCTTTCTAACCAATTTGATTTCGCTATGATGAACTGTCGATGGCCATGATTTTCGCTTTTCGTAATAATTAGGTACTATGTTATAGTGACCAGACATGTCTTTGCCAGGCGCCTGTGGGTCAGTTGCACTCTTGGTATCAGGCCCTAGGACATGTATCACTCGATGTTCCCGACCTTTATACGATACAATGTCACCTGTATTGAAATGGTCTTCGTTTAGCTGGGCATGCTCAAGAATTTCTTCTAGATACTTTGCCATTACTGATCCTTTCTAGCGCGTCTTAAGTCACGACGTCTTTTGTTGCGAGCAGCTTTTTGTGATTCGTCGGTTCTAGTTTTAAGAAGTGATGTTGCTGTGTGTCCGCGGACGAGCGCTTTAGTGTAGGTTTCGTTGTTTGGATGCTGATTATCAAGTGGATGTAATCCATCTGCTTTTCTCATTAAGCTTAATTGTTTATATGCTCGTTGAACAGCTCGTTTGTGGCTAGTGTCATCTGGCCGTTTGTAAAGGTTAGGGTGGTATTTTGCAGCAAGAGCGGCTGCATGTACACCGACAAGATCATGACCAGCATATCGTTCAAGATTACCTTTAAGCCGGTCTGTTGCTTGACTAAACGCCTGTAAATTGGCCGCCTGACTCTTGATTGCATTATCCCAATGAGCAATTGTATTGCCAATACCAGCATGAACTTTGTCCATGTGATCTTTCATTCTACGTCCAGCAAGAGCTACTTTTCTTGTGGTCGGATAGTCGCGTGAAGGCATTCCTTCCCCGCGCATATAATCCTTCATTCCGTGCCCGCGCATACCACGAATAGTAGATTTGGCTTTTGTTATAGGACGAGTAACCCAATCCTTTAGACTTTCGTCTAATTGTTCACCTTGTTCTTCTGCAACTTGCTCAAACATCCGAGATACACTAGTAAATCCACGAACCCAGTCATCATGCTTTGAGTTGTGTTGATCGTATGGGACGATTGCTTGCTGACCGGTACTATATCGTCTGATCGCTGCAAGTTGACCGTCTCTCCAAGCACGAAAATTGTCATAATGATTGTAGTCATCATCACGGTCATACCCCATACGATTAACGGACCGCTCATATGTTCTTACATTCGAGCCGTTAAACACAGGATCGTTGTTCGTTGCAACGTCCGGGTCGGTAGGATCAATGTGTGCAACATTTGCTCGATGGAATCCAATAAAAGATCTCTCGGCAGGCGCACCTGGATTAACCCAGCTATCGTTTTCTTTAATTGTCTTGTGGGTCATTATTGTCCTCTGCTGGAAGTTCGTCGTCTAGTTCGAATTCACCTTCTAGATCACCTTCCTCGTCATCCCACTGCTCGTCACTGATGTCGTCATCGACATCATCATCTAGATCAGTAGGTTCGTCGGGGTCATCGCTGAAGTATGGTTCCTCTGCAGGTGGGCGTCCCAATCCAAAAAAGTTCTGAGCAACTTCAACTTTCTTTGCTTCGATAGCATCACGAACTTTATCGAGCATGATATCTGCGACTGACTTTTGTACATCGACAGCTTTATTGTTAATAGAATGATCAATAATGTCTAGAGGATTGCTCATTTACCACCTTTGTCCTGTTGTTGATCTTGCATTTGCTGCTGTTGTTCCATTGCAGCTGCAATTAATCCTTGATTGTATAGCGGATTCTTCATATCTTCGTAGATCTGTGCGTCCATCATCTCCATATCTTCATCAGACTGCTTGAGTAGGAACTTACGGATCCAAGTAAACGATACATACTTCCCAACTATAGGCGATGTAGGGTCGACCTGCATAACAGTTGCCACACGATCGTTGAAGATTTGTCTTTCCTTCAACTCAGCCCAATAGTTATCTCTCAAGAATCTAAACGTGATTCTATTCTTGATAAGATCCCACTCGTCCGGAAGTATAACTGCCTTGAGAATAAGTTGCTTACCAAGAGCTTCAATGAATAGTTGACTATACTTAGTACGGAGACGATCGATGAACTTACCAAAGTCAACTTCATCGCGGCTGATCTCAGTTGCACGTCCCAATGAATACAAAGTATCTGGTCTCAGACGTGAGATTGGCACATACAAGCTTGAATACAAACGCTCTTTAAAGTACTCAACTGTTTCAAGTAGCTGTGTTAACTGAGTACCACCGGAAAGAACTGAAATTTGCGTTCCTTGACCATTTTCACGGCGAGGTAGCCAGAAATCCTCAAGCATTGTCATATACTTGCGGTCATCTCTAATCTCACCGGTCTGTGCGTTATATGAAAGTCGATTCTTATACTGAGTCATCAAGTCTCTCATGTGCTGATCGGCTTTTATCTTTGGTAGGTTACCAACATCAATCGAAAACACACGACGTTCTGGTGCACGTGACATATGATATATGATCGTGCTGTCTTCTAGTGTTCTTAGTTGATTAAGAGGTTTGATTGCAGCATGAAGATACGATAGGCCGACCGACATATTTTCATCAGTCAACCCACTGGTAATATGAATGATTGAGTCCGGCTTGATCTTAACGCCGGTTGTTCCAATATTTGTACCGATTACTTTTGATCCGTAGTTCATTCCACGATCACTATACAAATAGTACTCAGAACGAGTCTTTTGTATTACTGCATCAGTACGAGGATCTTTTGTCTTTGTTACTTCTCGTATTTTGCGGATCTTACGAGAATCAATGTAACGAAGCTCTTGAATACCTTCCTGAGGCGCTGCTTCATCTATTACAACATGGAAGTATTGTCTTCCTTCGATATACCATCTACGAAACAACGTATAACAGTTGTTGTTATAGTCAAGTAGATCAAGTACACCTTTAAATTCTTCTTCGATTGCTTGTTTTACTTTGTCGTCGAATGGAAGCTTGTCGAGAATAATCTTGACAGTCTCCTCACCTTCTTCAACAACGATCGCATCATTCACAATTTGATTGATTGCTGCGTCGACTTCTGGCTGCAAAGCCATTTGGCGATACTTTGCAACCAGTTCAGCTTCTGTACGTACAGTACCATCAAGATCGATGTACTGGTTAAACATTCCACCTGCTGCAACAACAACAGCACCGTCATCTTTTACTTCTGGGGTAAACGACTTAATTGTATCTGGTTTTGGCTGGCGCTTGAATTCAAATCCAAATAGCGACCAGCCAGGTGTGTTTGTATCAGCCATAGTATTCTCGCGTTAATAATTACGGAACGGCAATAGTAGCAGGGATAGTAGTCAAGTTAGATGGGCTGCTAGAATCAAGAGGATTGCTTCTCCAGTAATCATATGTAAACTCTACAGTAAACATTTCTAGCTGGTTAGTAGCATCCCAATCCAACTGGATCGGACCAATGTTAACGGGGAAGGCTCCATATAGCCGGCAAACGTAAATTGGCTGTCCTACACCTTCGAAACCACCTTTGCTATACTGTGTTACAATGATATCTCTTTTGTAATCAGTAGGACTGATAGAACTACCAGCCGGTGTTTCGAGGTTTTCTACCGTACTATTCATCTGCTCATGCCAGTTAAGCATAGCATTACGAATTAGAAAATCTTCGTCATTGTAAATTGTTGCTTGCCAATTTGGATAGATTCTATCTCCCATCAGCTTAATTTTACGTCCGAAGTACCCGACATTGACTTCTTGAATTGTTGACTGAGGCAATGATGCCGCCTTACCGTTCATTGTAAGGGACTGAGATGCCCCACCCAAAATTCCAGGCCAATCGAGGATTCGGATATCGAATAGCGCTGGTCTTGCACCATCATTGGGAAGTCCCCGCGCCTTAAATGATTCGACATTGAATGACATCGATATGTAACTCCTTTGTTTCTTTTATTTAGCGTTCTTGTCTACGAGGCCTTCCAAATGTCCCCTGTTCTCTTCTTTTCTTTGTAATCGCCGAAATCTTAGCCCGAGTTTCGGGTGATCTATTTCGATGTATTTCAGACATCATTGCACAGAACTCAGCTGATCTCTTTTGTCCCATTCTCGATTGACTCATTTTTTGTTTAGTTTGTTCTGATGCTTTTGTTCCCAACCTAATCAGACGAATTTTTTGTTTATGTTCTTCAGACTTTGGCCGACCTTTGGCAGCAGCACTCATTTTTTGTTTAGTTTCTTCTGAATGAGATTTTCCTCGCATCGATGGAGTATTAGCATTGTTAGAGATATTGTAATAACGAGTTCCGAGATCAGACACATTGATTAAATCTAACCATCGCTGTTCCTCCAATACCAAAGCCTGTTTGTCGTTTACTATAGAAACAATTCTTCTCTTGAAATCAAGAGGCCTTCGTTGAAAGGCGGTCTTCATTCTTCTTGAAGAACAAATATAACCATCATCTTTGTGCCCCCAATGTCGCCCCAAATAAAACATGCTGTGTTTTCTATCAAACCAAATGTAAATGAATCCGTATTGTTCGAGCATTGAATAGTCTCTTTTGATGTTGTCTCCAGAGACTATTTAGCTTTGAAAGTTACCCTCCGAACTTGCCGATTACCTCGGTAAACGATGTACCAGTACGTACTGCAACAAAGTTTAGAGTGATGAAGTTGATCGAACGTGCAGGTTTAATGTAAATATCACCAACAAATTCGTTACGATCGATTACCTCAGCAGTGTTGTTTGTAGAATCGCAGACAACGAAGAAGTCTGTAATACCACGACGACCCTGAACATCACGCAGGTAAGGAGTTACCATGCTCTTAAACAACTGACGAGTGAACTCATCGTTGAATTCGAACAATAGATAATCAGATGCCTTGCTGATTGCTTTCTCAAGAACAATGAACAGACGACGTACGTTGATACGATCGAATGCAGATGGCTTTGCTAGAAGAGTCTTATCTCCATATAGAACAGTTCCGCGTCCTGGGAATGTTACAACTGGATTGACTCCAGCCTTGTATAGTTCGTCACGGTCTGCCTGACGAGGACTATATGCCAACGAAACAATGTTCTTGATCTGGCCACGATTGAATCCGGCAGGAGACCACCATGCATCATTTGTATAGTCTGTACGTACGCAAAGACCAGCAGTGTCGCCATTCAATGGAATCCAACGATACATGTCATTGTATCGGTCATACATCTTCTTGTATCCGCTATCAAGAACACCGTAAGAAGATGATCGCAACTCATTTCTGAATAGAATGATTGCATCTGCTTCATTACCTAGGTTATTGACAACATCGCCCTTCTGAGGAGATATCAGAGCAATACAATCCATACGAGGCTCACAGATATTATCAATCAAGTAGTTTGCCAGTGTTACAGATCGCGCCTTACCCTGTAGAACAAGTGAAATGTCGACATCTTCCTTAGACTTGAACAGATCATATGCGTTAAGTAGGTTACCGATTGCGATGTTAGCTTCATCAGCACCATCGTTACCGTAAGCAAGACTTAGACTATTAACGTCTAGTGTACTGTCGGTTAGATTAAGTGCAGCTGCAGATGCCGCTCCGGACATATCATTGACAGCATATACATACTGTGAACGATCGTTAATTGCTGTACGCCAGTAGTTAACTGCACCGTCAATTGTCTTTGCGTCGGTTGCACGAGATAGGCCACGATAGACTTCTAGGATTTCTCCAGGAAGACCAGTAAATCCACCATCTTCATCAACAACCACAACATGCATTTCGTCGCTGTTGATCGCGCTGTTGCCAAAGTTGATTACATATTCAGACTGCCCAGGCGCACCATCAACGACGTTGAAGAACTCCCAGAAACGATTAAATGTAGAGACGTTTGCACTGCTGTAAGTAATATCAACTCCTAGCTTATAAGGCTGCTCGAAGTTAATCGTGAATGTTGCACGTGGAGTAAACGAAGTTGTGTTTGCAGTTGTGTTAACCGTTGGTGCAGATGTTGTATAAAATGCAGTACTGTTAACAACGTTGTTAACAACTAGGTCATCAAGCGAGCTGTTTGCAGAACTACGAAGAATCATACCAGCTGCAACGCCGGCAGTAGTGTTTGCAATAACAAGTGTGTTGCCGCTAACAGTTGTTACTGTAGCGTTAACAGTTGTCGTACCATGAGTCTGTGTAGCACCAAATTCGGTGATACGCATATACTCAGTACCAATTGAAGTGTTACCTACTTCAAGTCGGTCTGTTACTCCAACGTCAGTCTTGAATGCAATTGCTGCAGCAAGAAGGTTAGTTGAGTTTGCAGCAAGAATTTCAACCGTAGCGGTGTTGCTATTTGTTACAATAGGAACAACTGCACGAGTACCGTAGTCTGCAAGATCGATTGTCGACTGATATCCAGATGCATTTGCGCAAACAGAGACACGCAGCGAGTTACCAAGAGCACCGGGATAGCGAGCAACCCAGGTGATGTTAGGATCAAATGATCCATCCATATGTAGGAAATCTTGGTCGTTACGAACAATAGCTAGCTCAAGGTTTGCAATAGATCCAGTATTTGCAATAGCAGTGAACGCGGTATTAGAGATAAACTGAATAACGTCGCCAGTTGTATTTGCTAGCGCCTGTGATCCACTTGCAAGAGTGAATGCAGTGCTGTTAACAATCGACTGAACGGTTGCGCCTGCAACGACACCGCTGTTACCAGAATTGATTACTGTGTATCCAGCATGCAGATTCGTTGTGTTCCCCGACGAAAGAATTACTGTACTGTTGCCAGCCTGTACAGTACATGTTGCGCTAGGAGACACACCTGCAGTATTAGCTGCACGAGAGACATAGAGCTGATTACCATAAGATAGGAACGAAGCGGCCGTGAAGAATGTTTCCGGGTTAAGGTTTGTTGGCTTGCCGTAGCGCTTTACTAGATATTGTTCCGAATCAACAAGCGTGCGATGACCAACAGGACCCCATCTGAAAACACCACCGATAGCACCTTCCGTAGTTGATACAGAAGGGATGATCCCAGAAAGATCAATCTCTCTTACCAACTTACCAGGTGAAACGAGATTTGCCATGTTATTGCTCTCCCTTTCAGAGTTTTTAGTTATCGTTGTAACTACTCTAGTTATTTAGGGAAAAGTGAATCTTCAGCGGCGATCGTCCATGAGTCGCCACCTTCAACTATATATTGAGTATTTTCAGGCTGAGTTCCATCATCTACTCTAAAAGCAATCAAGTCTTGCATAAGTTGTTCGTCTTTTATCTCACGCAATTTGATCAAAGTACTTATGTCTGTTGCTTCTTTAAAGTATCGTTGTTCTGTAACCCATGCAAACAATACTAGACACATTACTAGATCGTCATGGCAACCTTCTTCCGCAGCATAACTATTGTTCTTCTTAGAAAATGTTGCTAACTCTTGTATAGTATCAAAGTCATGGACAAGTAGCTGGTCGCCCTCAATTAGTAGTTTGAGCATCGAGCAACCAACGTTCTTGACAGTCTTCGTTGTTCGGATTCCACGATCTATTCCTTTGCCATATTGCATCGTTATCCGCTTGCCGGCAGATCCAGCAGAAGCAGTATGTAGAACGTGCTCATACTCATAATCAAAGTACAATGTATCTGCTGTCTGCTGACCAATATCGTTAATCTCAACAAGTATACCAGCAGTGTTATATTCCTTACCAATTCGGTTGCATATTTCAGCAAAGTCTGCCGGTGTTGTCGTGTTATCACGAAACACACATACTTGCTGATAAGGCATCATTGTCACGTCAATTACTTGCAACGCACAATAGTCAAGTCCCTTACCACGCGAAACGTCCGCAACAGCAAAATAGCTGTGGCCAACAATTGGTTTTTGGTATAAACTGAGGCCATTTTTGTTTGACAACGGTACTTGAGGGACTAGTTGTTGCAACTTCGTACCAGATATTAGAGTACCAGAAGAACCTAAGTAACGATTTTCGAATTCTTGTGCAAATCGATCTTCATCAAAGTTCATTGCGGCAAGAGTATCTTGCTTCCATTTGAGATCTCTTCCGGGGACTGCTTGCCATGGAATTGAGATTAGCTTATAGTTGTTTTGGCCCTGTCTTGCAAGCGACGTTATCTTATAAAAGTGGTTCAGTCCATTAACTGTACTGATCAGAACAATCTTGGTTGTTTGACCAGATGTGATTGTAGGAAGAACCGACGTAAAGAATTTATCCCACCCTTCAATAAATGCAGCCTCGTCAATAATCAGCAGGTTGATTGCATAACCACGAATGTTATTTGAGCTCGTTGCAGCTGCAATTACTCGGCTACCATTCTCGAGCTCAAAAGATCCTTTATTCCATTCGATTACACCCTGCTGCATCCACTTTGGGAGATGCTCATATGCAAGCTGGATACGAGAAAGGATTTCACGGGCAGTCTCTGCTTTGTTGGCAAGAATAGCAACCGTCTTGTTCTCGTTGAATAGAATGTAGTGAAGAACAATACAAGTAATAGCTGTAGTCTTTCCACTCTGCCGGGCGCATTCCGCTACAGTATATCTTTCTTTATATACAGTCTCAATAATCTCTTTCTGGTAATCATACAATTCAATTGTCATCAAACCTTTATCGACGTTAACAATCGACATGTGGTTTTCTGAGAAATACACAGGGTCACTAGCACACTTAACATACTCTTGGACTAATTCAGGAGTCCACTGTATAGCTACATTTGATCGTTTAAGTGTACCAGATCCGCGATAGCCACGAAACTCTGGCTTATTCATTTACTCTCCATCTTCTTTAACTTTGTGTAGTAGTTTGGATCCTCGCCAATATGATCACTAGCTATTTCAAATGCAATCTTAGAATTTGATGAATGCTCATGTTCAACTTTGACTCCAGCCTTGAGCTGTTTAACAATATGTGACAAAGGAACACCGTGTTTTGCAGCTAGTTGTGTTGGCGACAACGTCTTTTTGTCAAGAATTGTGCTTTCCATGTAAGTAGATATTCCAGGGACTCCTTTTTTCTTGTTCCCTTTCCACCGATTGTACCCAACGACGCCAAATTGTCCCCACTTGTAGGCAGTTCCTCCTAATGCTCCTCCGGCAGCAACTGCGACTGGATTTGTCACCCCTAGTCCTATCATTGCAGCTCGGGTTGCAAGGTTTGCAGCGGTTGTAGTTGATGCGAACGGAACCATGTTTGCTGCTGTGAGGTCAATGTGTTTTTCAAGTGACTTACGTAGAGAATGACCGGTCTTCCAGTCACGATTAATGTCAGTTATCTTTTTCTTCCAATACGGAGCTGCTGCAACAGACTTGACGACTCCGCCGCCTATTAGTCCAACCTTAGAGCTCGAGATTGCATCTTTGACTAGCCCAGTGGCAAGACCTATTCCTTCTGCTGCACCACCACCCCATGTGCTGTATGAAGCTCCAGGGAGCATATTAACATCGCCTATTGGGTCAAACTTATGGGAAGCAGCTTTGAGAAATGAGTTCTTGGTATACTTACCAGCCGGCTTGCCGGTAGAATCAACATGCGACCACTGCTGGTCTGCATGCTTATATGTTATATGATGTTCTGGCTTAGCTGCAGCCTGCGCGTCTGAAAATTCCTTATGAGGACCGCTTACAATCAGCTTGTCGGCATTGCGCACGTAATAGTGCTCTGCCGGGTTCTTATGAACAAATTTACTTGCTACACGTGTTAGTGTGTCGTCAATCTGTTGTTTATGTGAACTGACAAACTGCTTAAACGTCTTCATCTTTGCCCTTTGCTTGAGCTAGCATCTTTTGTAACTCTGCTGTTGTGATAATCAGATTTTGATTGACAGTTTGTGGCGCACCATTAGCAAGCCGTGCAGTCGCCTTTGTCTGTTCATCAATATTACGAATCTCAACTAGCTCTTTGTTAGCAGCAACAAGCGACGTTAACATTTCTGTCAGCACACGATATACGCGGCCATCGCTGCTCTGCTGAGCTAAAAATGCGAGTTCACCAAATGCCTGCTGTCCAACTTCAATAAGCTGTTCGATGTTTCCTTTAGCAGTCTCAAACTCTGTGTTCCCTTTTGTCATTTGTACCTGTATATTGTTAACAGGTACAAGTGGCGTCAGGTTAAGAGCAGTCGCTAGTGGATCATTGTTACTTGTGTTCATCCTCTGGGCTCCAAAATAATTCATGCTGTGATGGAATCAAAACCTGTCCTCTTATAGGAGGGCGAGTTTTGTCCTTCCATGCATATATATGTCCTGAGTGCGTATGAGCAAGATAAAAGTCCGTACCAACTTTCTTTGACTCTGGCGAAGTCTCCCTTTCAACATATGTAATCTGGTTTGGATGCGGCTCCCCACCCCCTTTCATCGAAACAAACTCAATGATGAACTGTTTAAATGATATCATGACAGCATTACTCCTCCGTTAACATCGTGGCAGAACCCAAAGTCGTCGTCTACCTCGATAATTGATGTGTTGACAGACAACGAGCTATTCGATGTCGGCGATCCATTAGCTAGTAGTCCTGGCTTGGTGACAATAGATCCAACGTGGCCATTGCCTGGCGATACATAAAATTCTGTATTGACGATCTTGATGATTGGCTTGTCGACAATTGGCCCATACATCCACCCCTTCATCGTGAACGACAACGTCCATATAATGTAACGTCTCTCGAGTTCATCACCAGCATAGTTGTCCTGATACGATACGCTATTAAGGACGATTGGAATATCCTTCTTTTCGTTCATCTCTGGAATCAGGTCAACAGTGACCGTCCAGTCTGGTGTGAACCGAGGAACGATTTGCTCTATTATTTTTGTCCCATCCTCAACAAACTTTGTGTACACATACAGATTGAAGTTGAAATCATATGGAACTGGGTTATACTGACGCATCAGCTTATTTGGGTTAGTTGACTTAACGACGTTGCGGCCACTCGAGTTTAATTTACGGCGCGCATCGTAGTTCATATTAAGAAACTCGAATGACATACGAGGGAGAGTAATTGCAGTCAATCTCTGGAACTCCGGGTCCATATCATCACTAACAAAACGCTTGTCCTTGGGTCCGTAGATCAAAGGAACCTTGACAAGCTGCGAGACGTCTCCTCCAGAGGTAGTACGTGTGATATATGTATCCTTGAATATGTGGCCAAATACAATGACCATTTTCCGTAGAGTGCCGAAATAGAATGGAGGTGTGCCGAGCATTAATATGGTTCCTTTTCGTTGAATGGATTGTGTTCTGCCCAATCGATGATATCAGCAGCCTCATCAGCAATTCGCGTGTTGTCTGCTTCTGGTTCCCACTGTGCGATGTTAGACTCAAACTGATCGAGAACAATCAAGTTGCCGTTCTCTGTTAGAAGTGGATGACCATCTTCGCTGACAAGTGCATAATCGACAGCATTGAATGTATGCCGCGGCTGCAACTGATCGATTTCGGCAATCCCAGTTCGGAAGATTTCATCACTATACTCGAATAGTTCGCAAGTGATATCATATAACTGCAGCTCACCAAGCTGATAGAAGAATGGTTTGTTATCTGCCTGACGAATCTCAAAACACTTTGCATTCATTGGGAAGTATATGATGTCCCCTTCACGAGGCCGAAGAATTTCCGGATGTAGATTGGTTACTTCTTGTGCAAATCGTCGACGAGCAATCGAGAAGACAAACTGATCACGGACCTCCAGTTGGAACTTCGAGAAGAAGCTTTCTTGCCCAACGAATCCAGCATACGATTTCATATAGATTTCTAGAGGAATCGCTTGACCGAATACGCTCTGATCGTCTTCATAGTACAATCCATCAAAGTGTCCT